GAAACCCAGCCGTGCTTGCCACATTTACGGTTGTGTCTGCTGAACCGATTGTTGCTGTTGCGTATGTCGTGAACGGCTCTGTAATCGTCTCGTAGCGACCTGGAAGGTTTCCAGAGCGCATGTACGCTTCGGCGTTCACATTGTTATTCACCATTTTGTGGCAATAGAGAACCTCGCCATTTTTGGCACGCATTCCCCAGCGGACAGAACCTGCTCCGTACCACGAGTAGTCAATGTAGAACATCTGCATTTTGCGCAAGTCAACATTGAAACCTGATTTTCCAGTTCCATCAAACTTGTCAATATTCCACTCGCTTTGAGGGATTCTCTCATCATGGGTCATTGTCAATTGGGAGTTGATAATGCTTGCTCCGCGATATGCAGGGCTAATCGTCATTGATGTATCGCTTGCGATGTCCGTTACGCGGTAAGAAACTCCGCGAATTACGATGTACTCTCCAACTGTCAATTGCTTGGCGAAGAATGTTGGGTAAGCAGAACTTGTCTGGGTTACCGTGCAACTACCTTCTGTTGCGCTGATTTTTCCAGCAATTTGGAAAGTTGACGACCTGCGAACCGCAAATAGCGTTGTTCCATCAAATTCAAAAAATACACCGTTTTGTGAGTCAAACATTCCGAGCCTGTTGACACATCCATACCAGTTTGAAACCGTGCAATAGTATGAACCTGATGCCACTGCTGCGCTAGGCGTAGTCAGCGGGGTGTAGGTGAATGTGTTGTAACCAGTAATGGTGTAAACCGAGAATGTTCCGTTGTAACCTTCTTCATTTGCATCGTAAATATCAATTTGCGAACCTGGTAAAAGGTTGTGGCGCTCTTTGGTTTGCACCGTGACAATGCCAGTTCCAGAACTATAGGACAAAGCATCCAGTTGAAGAGATGGTTTTAGGACTGTTCCAGAACTAATCTGGATACCTTTTCCTGATTGATATCGGAAGTAACGGCGTGTCTGGCGAATAGCCGACTGGTGATTTGATTGACTGTTGCTGGAGAAAATAACACCGCCGTCAAATGGGCGATGAAGGAACGAGCCTTGTGGTTGTGGGTAAACCGCCGCGGAACTAAAACCAATCGTTCCAGTTGGTTCTGCGTTTGCGTAGTAGATAAACGAGGTTGAAGAAACAATTGTTGAAACCGTGAATGAGCCGTTTGGTGCGTTTGTTGACGCAGTTAGACCGCGAATACCGACTTCGTTTCCAAGTGAAAGTCCGTGTGGAACTGTCGTTACAACAGTAACCGCTGTTCCTGAGTAAGTCACATTGGTGGGCGCACCTCCAATTTGTGCGCCAGTATAAATGTTTCCGACATAAATGATGGTTTTGTTGCTATCAAAGATGTTTGTTAAACTTGAAGTGTTTACGGCATTTGATGTAAATGTTGATTGAGTAGAGCCGTTTGTTGTCTCAACAAGGAAGTTTCCGTTTGAAATTGGGAGAAAGCAGTCCTGCACAGAGATTGCAGTTCCTACTGCTGGAGCAGCAGACGAGAAAGTCATTGTTACAGTCTTTGAGCCTGTGTTCTGGGTCATTCCAGTCAGAGTTGTGATTGGAGACTGGGTGTTGAACACGAATGGTCGGTTGTCTGTTAAGGCAACATTCTCCCACTTTGTAATCTGCGTTCCATATTCAAAGTCGGTGTCAATCAGTGCCTGACCAGTTGAAACCCTAAATTTTTGTACTGGGTCAGTGAGGTTTTCTGTTCCCTCAAATTGAGAATCGGTTAACGGTAATTTGTTAATACTCATTATGCAATCTCCATGCCAGAAATGTGGAAAACGACACTTGACGCGGTTGTAGCACCGCCAGTGATGGTGTTGCTGGCGGTCAGAACTTGCTTCAAGTCAAAGGTGACGATTCCTCGCGCCTCAATTGCAATTTGCGAACAGTACGCAAATCCAGCAAAACCAATGCTAAATGTGGTAGCAGAGTCGGAGGCATTGGTTGCGACGATATGCGTGACAACCGTAGTCGTTGACGATGGAACCGTATATAGCACGGTTGCAAGGTTGGTCGTTGCCGTACCCCTGAAAAGTCTTTTTGCTGTGTTAGCCATCAATCACTCCATTTACCTAGAAGGCACCCATAATCATAGCAGTTTCCACATCTACGGTAACTAGTGCTGAAGATGCCCATTTTACACCTGTCGCCTGTGCCGAGTCCGCAACAAGAACTGAATTGTCGGAACCAACAGACAACTTTGAGATTGTGTTATCTGCCGTGCCAACAAGCAAGTCGCCCTTTGCGTCAACGGTGTTAAGGACTGTATTAATACCAATTTCAACCCATGCTCCGTCGTAATAGACATACGAAACACTCGTTGTGGTATTAAACCAGACCTGCCCAGTCACTGGGCTTGCTGGTGCAGTGCTTGATGTGGATATGGTTACACCAGAAGCACCAACTTCAATCCAGAAAGAGTCGTAATAGACATATGTTGCAGCAGTATCGGAGTCAAACCACAACTGTCCTGACTGTGGCGAAGATGGAGCACTAGCCGAAATCGTTGCCCCACCGTTAATCGTTGCGTTGACCCAGTTGGTGCCATTCCATTGCAGAACCTGACCAGTTGACGAGGATGTGATAACAACATCGCCGACATCGTCAAGAACGCTTACGGATGGGATTGTTGCTGGTGCCCAACTATCAGTTCCAGATGCGTACTGAAGGAATTGACCGTTTGTGGCACCAGCGGTTGAAACATCTGCAAGGTCATTTAGTTCGGAAGAAGTTGTCAGTGCATCTGTGATTCCATAGCCAGAAACAGTGGTTGGAGCCGTTCCAGAGGTAACGCGACCATAGGTGTCAACAGTTACCGACCTATATGTTCCTGCTGTTGCTACTCCAGAAGCAAGGTCAATGCTGTCTGCGTTTACGACAATTCTTCCGCTATCAGCAGTAACAACATCAACGGTATTACCCGTTTTCGTAAGACCAGCGCCAGCGATGGTTGTCTGAGCGGCGTTGAATGTCGTGTATGTAATGTCGTCGGTGCCAATAGCGATTGGATTGGTTGGAGAGGTGTTAATGAAACCAAACCCACCGTTTAGCAATCCGTTTTGAACAAATACGAACTTGCCGTACTTTATTTCGGTGTTTGTATCAGCGTCTGTCGGTCTAGTTAGAACAAATGCCACGCTTCCGCTTCCAAGCGTTGTTACTTCGTAGATACCATTTTGCAAAGCCGAGGCTTGGTTTTTTACAAGAATTCTGTCGCCCAAACTAACTGCATATCCGTCAATTGAGCCAATTGCGCCATTTGATGATTTGGTTAATGTCGCACCAACCCCACTACTTCCGTTGCTGTAAGTGACAGCAGGAAGCGCTGCGGTTGTAGATACCTGAACAGCCGTATCAAATGTAATTCCAGCAGCAACATTATCTACATACTGCTTTGTGGCAGCCTGTAGAGCAAGCGCTGGGTCTGATGGCAGTGTTACCGAACCAGTAAATGTTGGGTTTGCTGTTGGCGCCTTGGTGTCAATCTGTGTTTGGATTGCTGAAGTTACACCGTCAACATAATTCAACTCAGTTGTCGTTAGTGTTGCCCCATCAAGGATGTTGATTTCAGAAGCACTTGCCAGAACGCCGTCAAGAATGTTTAGTTCAGCAGTGGTTGAAGTGACTCCGTCAAGAAGGTTCAACTCTGCAGTTGATGCTGTGATTCCATCAAGAACATTCAGTTCCGCTGCCGTTGAGGTAACGCCATCAAGAATATTGATTTCAGCGGTTGTGGCAGTGACTCCATCCAAAAGGTTTAGTTCTGTAACACTTGAAGTCAATGAGGTAATGTCACCGACTACTATTCCAGTATTAACCCACTGCGTACCATCCCACTTCAAATATTGCCCAGAAGCAACAGATGAAATTACGACATCTCCGACATTGTTTAAAAACTGAATTGCGGAGTTGGCTGCTGCTGATGCCGAAGCATCCGCATAGGCGGTGGTTGCAATTTTTGTTGAGTTGTCAGCAGCCAATGCTGTTGGGGCAGTTGGTGTCCCAGTAAGCGCAGGGCTGGCGAGTGGTGCCTTGCTGTTCAACTGAGTCTGAATTGACGAAGTGACTCCGTCAACATAGTTAAGTTCAGTTGTAGTTAGGGTTGCTCCGTCAAGAATATTAACTTCTGCGCCAGATGCCGTGACACCGTCAGTAAGGTCAGCCAACGCATAAGTGAGGGCATTCGCCGCGCCAATTGCGTTTGCTTCTGCCGTATTCGCGGCACCAAGGGCAAATGCCGTTGTTGCAATTTGTGTTGTATTGGTATTCGCTGGAGCAGTCGGAGCGGCTGGAGTTCCAGTCAGAGTCGGACTTGCGAGATTTGCCTTGAGGTCTAGCGCAGTTTGACCAGCAGTTGAAACTGGCTTGTTCGCGTCAGATGTGTTGTCCACATTTCCAAGACCAACCATTGATTTTGAAATTCCAGAGACAGTTCCAGTAAATGTCGGTCCTGCCAACTTTGCATATCCTTGACCAACCACATAGGCAGTTGTTGCAATTCTTGTTGAGTTATCGTCAACTGCTGGAGTCGTTGATGCTGGAGAGCCAGTGAGAGTTGCGTCTGCAAGTGGTGCTTTGAAACTTAAAGAAGTAGCAATTGATGTAGCAAATGATGCATCATCATTTAACGCATCAGCCAATTCTCCAAGAGTGTTAAGTGCCGCACCAGCATCACCAATAAGGGCTGTAATTGCGGCATCAGTGTAAGCGGTTGTTGCTACCTGGGTTGAGTTTGTACCTGGCGTGGCAGTAGGTGCTGTCGGCGTTCCAGTTAATGCAGGACTAGCAAGTGGAGCCTTGTCGTTCAACTGTGTTTGAATTGCCGATGTTACGCCATCCACATAGTTGAGTTCGGTTGTTGAAAGTGTTGCGCCGTCAAGAATATTTATTTCAGAAGCAGTCGCGGTGACGCTGGTAAGGTCGGTTGGTGCGATTGAAATATTTGCTGAACCGTCAAATGATTGACCAGCAATCGTTCGTGCCGTAGCAAGAGTCGTCGCTGTTGATGCGTTCCCAGATAACGCCGCAGTGATTGTTCCAGCAGTAAAGTTCCCAGAAGCGTCTCGCGCAACAATTGCGCTTGCAGTGTTGTTGTTGGTTGCCGTAGTCGCTGAGTTTGAAACTTTACCAGCAGTAGAAATGGTTTCAAGTTTGGTGTCAACGATTCCAGCAGTAGCACTAATGTCACCGTTGGTAATCGTTCCATCAGCAATCATTGTGCTTGTGACGGTTCCAGAATCAGCACTCGTAATGATGTTTCCGTATACTGTTCCGTCGTTGGTCAAGTCCCATTTATCCGCTGTTTCATTCCAGCGGACGAGAACATTCGCGGAATCTCCGCGCTCGATCTCTATTCCAGCAGAAACACTCGGAGTTCCAGTAACATTTGAGTTTAGAACGACAACATTGTCCTCAATGTTAATGTTGTTTGTATTAAATGTGGTGGTTGTTCCATTAACCGTGAGGTCTCCGCCAATTGTCACATTTCCAGTTGTTTGAACAGTTGCAAAAGATACATCAGATGTGGTGGCAACTGCTTGACCAATAGCAATCGTTGGAGACGAGCCTTCTGATGGGGTGTGAGTTACGGTGACACCAGTTCCAGCAGTGATGTCGTTAACATAATTACCTGTTGTGTCAGTTCCCAGGTTGATTTGGTCATTAACCCAAAGCGTTCCGTTGTACTTGAGGAAATCACCTGATGTTTTATCAACGATAGAAACATCGTGCAATTCGTCTAATTCGTATCCATTTTGCGTTGCTACATAGACAATGCCGTTTTCTGTAGCACGGACTACTACACCAACAAATACAAGATGTTCTGGTGCTGTTGGCTTCGTCTTAGTGAATGCACCATCCTCGCCCAACCAAAGAACATCGCCAGAGGCGTAACCCACACTTAGGTTAATACCGTCAACATAACCCCTAGTTACTACTGGACCGTTTTCTGCGGAGGCGATACTTGCCGCCACAATACCGACAGTCTTTGAAGAAGTTGTATCAGAGTCGTTGTCTGCTCGTTTTACTGATGCATGGTCGCCAGTTGCGCCAAACAAATAAACAACAGTTCCAGTCGTGAGGGTTGTTGCTTCTGCGTTACGGACATAGGTAACAACAGAGGCGTATTGGTTTACGAAAGAAGACCCGTCATATACAAGTGATTGAAACTCTTGAGGACTTGTGATAGTTACATCGGAAATATTGTCCAATGAAGCACTGATTGAAACAGTCGGGGTTGCGCCCTCACCAGAGTTATTGGTAACAGAAATACCAGTTCCAGCGACTAGCGATGCTACATAATCACCAGTTGTGTCTGTGCCAAGAGCAATATTTCCATTAGTTGCAATTACTGAATATGCTGAACCGTCATTGGTGGTTTCCCACTTGTCGGTGGCTTCGTTCCAGCGGAGAGAAACATTTGTGGATGTTCCACGCTCAACTTCTACCCCTGCGTTCGTACTTGGGGAACCCGTAACTCCAGAGTTAAGGACAATAATGTTGTCTTCAACTGCGAGCGTTTCGGTGTTTAGGGTGGTTGTTGTTCCGTTGACCGTGAGGTTGCCGTCAACTGTTACATCATTGAACTGCACATTGGATGCCGTGCCAACAGCCTGACCAATGGCAATTGTTGGGGTTGCACCTTCGCCAGTATTATTGGTAAGGGTTACTCCAGTGCCAGCAACGAGTGATTCAACATATGAACCAATTGTGTCGGTAGCAAGATTTACTGCATCGTTAATCCATGCGCTACCGTTCCAGCGAAGGAAGTCGCCGTTTGCAGCACTTGTAATGGTTACATCTGAGAGGGCGTCAAGAGACGCGCTTCCAAGGTTGGCGTTTGAATAGCCGAGACTAGTCCACGCTGTAGAGCCATTACCAATTTTGAATTTACCAGTGTCTGTTTCGTATCCAATTTCACCAGAAAAAAGAGTTGGGTTAGCAGAAGTCCATGAAGCAGCAGTGGAACGCTTTAATTGAATCTTAACGCTCATTACACTGTTCCTCCGTCATACACCGCTTCAATCATATTTGTAAGTTCTGCTTCAAAAATCTCGGTAAATGATGTCCCACCGTCAATATCATAAACAGCAGAAGCGTTGTCCTGGTTGACCCACGCTGAACCATTATAGACCAATACTTGCCCACTGGTTGGCGTGGTGATAACAACATCAGAAATGTCGTTGATTGACCCAATCTCTACAGATACTTGAATCCATTGACCACCAGAGCGGTAGTAGAAGGCGTTGTTCTGCGTGTCCACAGCAAGTGCGCCATCAGCGATTCCAACAGTTGGTGCGCCAGTTGTGGTCAGCGTGACAACACCAGATAATGCCTGAAACACATCATCTGTTTTTAGGACATTCGCACTGTCGCGGTAAAGGGTTGTGTCGCCAGTTGCCGTGCCAGAAGCCCATGTGATTCTTCCGCCTGCATCAATGCGGATTCGTGGGTAAGCATCAGTGCCAACACGGGCAGACACTGCCTCGTCGCCAGCATTAGCGAACTCTATTCCGCGTAGCGGAGTTCCCACAAATCTTGTCATTGATACAGCCTCAACTGTTTCTTATGTATTTGACCCCTCGGGGTCTATGTTTTAACCGATTACAACAACTGTATATGCACTTGACGATGGGGCAACCGAGAACGAAATCGTTACGGTATTAGCATCTGTCCTTACGGTGTCAGCAATTACGGTGTCATAGTTGCTTGAATCGTAAACCTGAATCATTACTTCGCGAGTATTGAAGGCATGAACAAGAGTAAATGATGTGTCTACGCCGTTGCCTACTGCTTTTGTAACTTTTCGTGTAAGCGATGGGGTGGATACTCCAGCACCCTGAGTTCCGCCAGCGGCAAGGTTCGTCCGTGCAGTCGCTTCTGTGCTTGCGTTGGTACCGCCGTTTGCAATCGGCAGTTGTCCAGTTACGGCAGCAGATTGAGCAAGGTTTACAGCACCGAAGGCAGGAACTCCACCAGAGCCAGCCTGAAGTACTTGGTACTCAGTCCCAGCGGCAGTTACATCAAGTGCGCTTGTTCCGTTACCATAAACAACGCCGTTGTCGGTAAACGACTCAACTCCAGTACCACCAGCAGTCACCGCAACCGTTGTTGCGTCCCAAGTACCAGTAGTAACCGTTCCAAGTGTTGTGATTGTTGATTGACCAACATATGTTGACGCAATGTCTACAGAATCAGCATTAACTGTAATGCGGTCTGCTGTACCAACTACATCAATCGTGTTTCCGCTCTTTGTGAGCCCAGCGCCAGCAATAACTTGACCCGCACCTGAGAACTGAACAAAAGTTAACCCTGTTGTTCCAAGAGTAATTGCGTCGTTTGTTGTGAGAACAAAACCGTTGTCTCCGTTTACCGTACCTTCAGCAACGAAGGTGAACATTCCTGTGGTGACTTTTGCTGATGTGTCGGCGTCAGGTGCACGAGAAGCCGCACCCGCACCAGAAGCAACCACTACATAAATACCGTTTTCAGATGCCGTGCTCTGGTTTTTGAGAAGAACGCGGTCGCCTTCAGCAAGTGTGACTCCATCAATAATGTCGCCTGCTTCAAGTGCCGAAGCGATTGCCACTGGAGCAACAGAGGCAACTCTTACTGATGCCTTGACATCAAGACCTTGACGAGCAGCGTCTACATAACCCTTGGTGGCAATGTGAGCATTATCTGTTGGGTCGGCAACTTTTGCGTTACCGTTTGCATCTCTTTTAACGAGTTTGCTGGCGGTTGCGTCATCTGTTGCATCTGTGAGCATCTGCCACATTGCGGCTGGCATAAGACCAGCACTATCCGTATCAGCCAAATTAAGAGTCAGAGTTACGGTGCCATTAGACTCGCTTATGGTTAGCGCATCAGTGTGTGAACCACCAGCAGAAAGGGTGTGCGGCAAAGACTTCCAAGCACTACCTGTATACACCTTGACGGTGTCTGTGGTGGTGTTGTAGATAAGGCGACCCTCAAAGTTGCCACTTGATGGGTCGGTAGCCAACTTCTCAAAAGTTACATTGAGGAGTTGATTTTGATTGATATCAAGATTTGTAACAAATTTCATTGCCATGAGTAATCCTTAAGTGAGGTAGGCATATCCAGAGAACGCAGAACTAAAGTTTACTACAATTTGTTCGTTGCTTACATATGAAATGTCGCCAACAACGACGCTTTTTCCCGAATCCACGACCATGACCGATGGATATCCTCCAAGGGTATGGTTTATAGTCCATACTGAAGAAGCGCTTCCTTGAGTATGTATGTGACGGCGAATTATTGCTCTAGGAGTGGCGGTGATGGTTACTAGACTTGGGACCTCTTCGTCAACATTTACATCAATGACCAGGTCTTCAACGATGACCTGGTTTGGCACGGAGTTGACTGCTGTCATCGCGTCACCTCGGCAGACAGGCGCCATTGACCCTGCAGAACCCTGCTTACTACTCCAGTGCCAGAAATTATTTCCAGGTCGTAGACGCCAGAACTCGTAAGAAGCGCTGTATCTTCGGCGCTTATAAATAATTCTATTGTTCCGTCTTCTCCACCCAAACTAATGCTTCCATCATCTGTTGAGAGTTCCAAAAGAGCAGAGGGTGAGTCAACCGTACGCCGCACCTGCATCCGTGCCTCGTATCCCGACAAGTCGTACAGCAAGTAAGTTGGGTCTGCTGGAGGGGATTCTGGGTCTGGGTAGCGCATTGTTATCATGCGCGTAAAAGTTGACCCCTGCTGACAAGTTATGTTGTAAGTTCCTGCAAGCATAGATGCGCGCTCCTAAATTTCCCGCGCCCCAATTGTAAGCCAATACTGCCATTGCTGGCAGCAGGAATGACTACAAGACGCTTGAGGAATCCTTATTTGGTCCAACCTTCTTCAGGCCCATGCTCATCGCAATGGACGCCGCCAGGGCGACGACTCCAACCTTCAAGGTCGCCGAGTCAACAAGAGCGTCAAAATCTGAACCAGCAGCAATCCATGCACCTAGATAGGCGGTGATGAATGTTTTTAAAGCCTGCTCAATTGACTCTTTAATGAATTTAGTGCTCATGAGTTCTCCATTTCTTCTAAAACAATTTTACCATTGTTTAAGCACCAGAACCAAGAACGGAATAGTCAAGTACCGCATATTCTTCGCTATCAAGAATTAGCGGCAATTCAGTAAATACTTCGTGGTTCAATGCAAAACCGAGTGGCCTTGTCAACTCCGCAAATGCCAAAACTTCCTGACTCGTGTCTCCAGGATTAGTGACCCCAGGCGTTTCGTCTGTAAGTGTGTAGACATTTACCGTAAATGATGTTCCTCCTGGGAATATATAAACAACTTTATTCCCAGTCAAAATCTGCTTTACTGTATTTGTTAGTGCTTCTCTTGTTCCAGCCTCGCGTCCAAAATATGCATTATTGAGTTGCCAACGAGCAAATTCATCTGGGTCTGCAACTAGTTCATTCCCGCTGTATGTAATGCTTTTTACCAATTTTGCGCCAATGAATTGTGCAAGCCAAGTTTGATATTCGCTATTTACATAATCTGCGTCAACCAAAATGCTGCTTGCCCACGGCGTGGAGTTGCCAAATTGAGCAGATATTTCCGATTGAGTAAATCTGTACATATTTGAAGACATTTGGCTTGCTATCCCAGCGTAGTAAGTCAAGGCGTGCATCAATTTATGAAACGGATATTGTGGGTACGACTGCTCTTTGTCTTTATCCCAGATGAATGTTGGAAGGTTCCTGCGTGCGTTTTGCACAAATATGTTGTTGTAAAACGACCCGTCGTCAATCAGGACTGGCAGCGACATATTTATCTTTGAACCGCTATGGCCAGCAATATTTATGGACACCGTAAACTGTGAAGGTTCAACTTCAGAAACACGCAACTGGCCAGACCACGCGGTTGACCAACTTCCTGGGAATGTGGTGCTTGAATAAATTGAGTCAAGTCCATTTTCGTCAATAAGTGTTATCGTAATGGTAAGTGCCCTTTGGCATTTAAACCTAGAGTGAAATTGAAGTACAGCATTCGCGACACTTGCAGAATCAACCGTAAAGTTGTCCAATTGGATAACAACTGGCTCGTGCTCCTCTTCTGGGAGTATTTCAAAAGAATACTGCAGTGGGTGTATGTACTCACCAGAGACAACGGAAACAACCGCATTCGTGAATGTCCACCCATGTGAATAATTGGTTGGGCTAACATTTTGCAGAATGTTATCGTTGGACAGGATTCTTGATTCAAGCCTGTTGTTTTGGGAAATTAAATTATTGGTAATTTGCTGGTACGCCATACTAATTCACATAAGCCTCTAGAGTAAGCGAGATACTCTCTTCGGTTAATTGCAGCAGAGTCCCCTTCTTGTCGTAGAGGAGGTCGCTTCCGCTTACTCCGCTCCATCCAGGAAGGGTTACTGTAGCCGTTCCCCCAGAACCATATGTTCCACTCGCTCCGCCAGAAGCACCAACAGTGAAGTTTGTTGCAGTTCTAGCCGTAATCACTTTGTTGGAAATGTTCAATCCGCTTGGAGTTATTCCAGTAACGGTGACAGTTTGACCAACGGTAAAATTATTGTTTGCCGTGTATGTCACACTTGCGCCAGAAACCACAGCGTTGGTTATTGTTGCTGTACTCGTGAACCCGATGCTAAGTGAAGACACATGCACAACTTGAGAGTTTATTTGTATTGCATTTAATACGCTGTTATAGCGCAATTTTTCTTCAGTGTACTGACAATTCAACGGACTGAAAATTTCAACCATGTTCCCAATAATTTGAGGCGCTAATTCCTCTGCAGTTACTGATGAGTCATACAACACAGTCACTGAAACAAAGAAATTTAGTATTGGCGGGTTTAGCACGCCAATAGTCAATCCAGCAATAGAGCGAGCGGCCACATCAAGTTCAAGGTCTGTTTTTTCTCCTGCTGTCAAGAAGCGATTTTGACCATACGCATAAATGGTGACATACCCAGGAACCGATGCTTCCTCAACATCAAGCAGACCAGTAGAGTCGGTCAAGTCGTATACCCTTGCCCGCGTAATCAAGTCTGGGTATGCAGAAAGCAAAAAACTTTGAAGTTGATTTTTGGTTGCATGAGCACGGGATAGCGACTCTATGTATGTGGTTGCACGAGACAAAAAGTCACTTGTTGATTCCATGCTTGTGCCATTAGTGAAATCACCACTGCATTTAGCGGAATAAATTGATTGGTCATAGGACAAAACAACCAAATTATCGTCCACGCTTACATCTGGCACCAGACCAATCGTCACCGATGTGCAAGAAACCGTGCCAGTTGGCAGAGGGTCGTTTATTCCGACGGCTGGAATCACAAGGATTTCGTCCGTATAGTACAAGTACTGAACCACCTGGTCGTTTTGAACCAATTCATAAGCGAGAATTGTGCTTGCTGGAATCGTTGCTCCACTTGTTGAAATTGCAGTGATTTGTGCCGTGAGTGTTGCACGGGTTCCTTCGTCTACTGGTGCTCCCAGCAACTTTGTAATACCCATCATCAATGAGTTGGGAATTCTGTTGATTGCGCCAACATTTAGTGCTGTCATGTAGGCAATTGCCTGAAACATTGCATCTTCTGGCGTTCCGACTCTTAGCGAAAAATCAGGCAATACGGTGCGTGCAATAGCAATTGAATCTAAATAAATATCCGCTGGTTGAACATCAAGAGGCCGAAGGTCAACATACTGAGAAAAATCAATTGTCATTTTTTTTCCTATCTATTGTATACAAATTTAATTGAAATCACTCCGTCGCCAGCACCAATCGTTCCACCGAGCGATTGAATTTGTACTTCTGGAATAAATTTTGAAGCGGATAAAGCAAGTTTTTCTGGAGAGATTCGTGAAAATGATGGGTCGTAAACACCAAAATCTGGCGTTAACGGGAGTGACGCAGGTTCAGTGAGAATACAAAAACTTATCAACTGCTTAAAAAATGCGTCTGAATACTCTGGCAGTTTTGTAATACTGCCATCATTGTCAAACGATAATGGAAATTTTAATATGTTCATAAGTTCACCTCACACAGTATCCCACAACGGAATTATGGCTCAAGCGCTTCAACCCTCAGCACCAGAGCGTCAAACTCTGCTTTGCTGACAAATACATCTTGTTTTTTTGACACGACTCCTATTATGAATATTCGTTCCGTTGAATTATCAACGAATGTGCATAAAACCTCATCCCCAGCAGACAGCACATATGTGTTGGTGCGACCAGCAAAACTTACATCTTTATAGACAATGTCACCCAAAGCGCTTATCCTGACTGATGGCAAACCGCTTGATGCAGATACAACGGTTCCAACGAAAACTCCACCCAGGTTCGCTGGGTAAGAAACTGCTCTGCCAAGATGAATATCGTTTTGCATATTGCCTCCGATTAAGACCTAGTGGAATTTGTCTGCCGTGAGCCAGAAGTTCCGTATGAACCAGAAATTTGCAAATTATTAAACGATGAAGGAAATTCAATTGCCCCTGGGTAGATGGTGCCCACTTCAATTTGCTTAATATTCTTAATTTCTTTATCTGTAAGTTCTGGAGTCCTAAATTGCACGCTCACTGGGTCAGGACTAAGTTCCTCGTACTCCACTGATGTTATTAAATAATTGCCATTTAAAAATGGAACATTTCCAACAAATGCTGTCATTCCAGGACGAAGGCGCACGCCATTCGTTCTTTCAACAATACACGACCCGTCTGTTTCATGCGGGTCATTTTCTGATTTATGCATGGTTGGAAGTTGTAGTAATTTGAATGTGTCGTACGGTCTTCCAGTTGAGTTGTCAATCGTTTGTGGGTAAGTCAAGTAGGAGTGATACCTGGTCTCTTGGACATATTTGGTTTTCTTTGGAAGCCATTTTTGAGCACTGTAACTTTCAAGTCCCCATTTATGTAGTAGCCATTTTTGACTTCCAAAAAATAAAATTCCATCTGCTTCAAAAACAACAAATTTATTTTCTTGCGCAATCCTCTTGATGACATCCCACACCGAATCGGCCTGCTTGTCTCCAGATGCAGTTGTTATATTTGCGGTTTTTGAAGTTTGCTGTCCGATAAAATCAAGACCATATTTTCTTGCTGCGTTTTCAACAAATGAACTACTTGTGCCCTTGATAACACCAGGCTTTCTATCTCGTTTCATTTGTTGAATCGCCTTGGTGTATGCCTGAACTCTGACTATTGGTGAAGCGCCATTTGACTGTTCGTATGTGACATCGGCAATCTCAAACGGATATCCCCAGTACTCTGGAGCCAAACCTATTGATGTTTTTGTAATATTCCTTATGTTTTGACTTTTGTATATGACAGTTTGGCCGACTTGGAAATAATTTCTTTGAGCCATTTCAAACCCAGGGTCAACAACATCAAAGGTGATTGCAGATGCAGAATCAAGAGTAAAACTAACTTTTACGGACAATATGTTGTTATGCAGTGTTGTAATAAATGATTTTTCGGGGTACACAAAAATTAAAGGAACTAATCTTTGGGAACCCTGCACTTCAAATTTCGGCTGATTCGCCAAAAGGTCTTCAAATGACGGACTCGTATTTGCAAACGGTGAAGAAATACCGCTTCCGTCGGTTTTAATATTTACCATAAATCTACATCATCCCTTTATGGTGTCACTGGTTCTGTGGGTGGCGGGTTTAGCCATGCTGTGTCAATAAACCCAGTTGAAAGGTTATCGCTAAACAGTTTTTCACTTGCTGGAGGATTCTCTGTTGGCACTCCAGGCACATTGGGTGGCCTATGAACAAGCCTTGGCATTGATATCAAATCTTGTTTTTCCATTGGGAATTCTTGCAATGTGATGTTCGCCTGCGCTCGCGTTATCTGCATCAAAGAGTTTCTGCGCTGCGCAGTAATTGACAAATCTGTTATTACGAATTGAACTCCGCGAGGGGTGCTCCCAGTGTCATACCTGAATTGCGATGTGAACATGTCATCAAAGTTGTAAAAAGTAACTGGGTATGGTGTTTGCGCGATTCTTCGCAAAGTCTCAATCTTCTTTTCAACATGGGTTAACAAACCATCATCCTCATTTGCTATAACAAAAGAAAATGAAAGTGTTAATAACTGGAATTTTTTCCAGTCAACAAACGAGAATCCACCATTCCTGTCTACGCTCACCCAATCTCCACCGAGTCCAGCGTAGTTTACCTCGTTTGGTTTTTGGTCAAAAACAAAACGGTTGTACTGGTAGTTTGTCGCTCCAGTTGTTGAACTTGTTGCATATATTTGAAACATTTGTGGCTCAAGCATGAAATCAGACGCATCGTCTGCCTGTCTGTAAATTCTGTCGGATGTTGCATTATCTGCAAATATGTTGCGACTTCGTTGAATTTGAATGCTTGAAACTACTCCTGGTATGTATTCAAACAATCCGTTGTCGGCGATGCCGCCAGCGTTTCTATTTGCACCCTGCCTACCGCCGCCCGTGCCTGCTCCGCCGCCTCGCCCACCAGCGCCACCAGCGCCATTATTAGCGTCTCCACCAGGAGTCGCTAGTGAATCAATTGACGCTTGGCCGCGGGCAACATTTATTTGCGCTTCGGTATATCCCATGTCAAGCAATTCTCTTCTGATTGCCGTATCACTAAGACCGCGCTCTTTGAATATCTGCCATAGCCCTTTTTGGCCTTCTTCGTAACCACCGTTCCCAGCAGAATAATAACCCCGACCAGTTGACCCGCTTATTGACAAAACTGCTTCTTTGTTTAGGTTTTGTTCATGCTGAAAATGATTGGAGTATGCTTCAATAACATCATCTCGTGTTATCAACTTTGTTCGCACATTATTTCTAAACGCTGGAGATTGAAAATAGATTGCAAGTCCAGAATCACGAGACTCATTGTCAACACCGCTGGCCAACCATGCGTTAAACCTATTCAAAACATCTTGTAGGGATTGATTTGTAAGTTTTTCTTCGCCTAATTTAATCGTGCTATACGATGTAGCAAGTGGCCCAGTCCGTATAAGTCCGCGTGCTCGCAATTTTGGCACAACTGGAGTTATGAAAGTTGACTGGTTTCGTCCGCCACCATAGTAAACAATATTTCCCTGTGAATCTCTATTGTTTTTAGCATATTGAGGTCCAGTATCTGTTCCAAATGTTTTCAATGATGTAATAGCGCATTTTGGGTCTGGGGTATTCCTATTAAGAACCTCTGCTTGATTTACCTTGTTTTTAATTCCAATAAGATAAAACGCTCCGTTAAGATTTTGTTGATTTACAAAAACTTTTGCATTTTCGCCATAAATTAATTTATTTTCTTGATTCAAGTTGGTGCATACATAGTCTGTTTCAAAGTATGCGACACCTGCAATGTTGATTGTTTGGCCAAGATACGCCACAACTATCTCCTGTACATTTCTTCTCGGTTAATTCTGTCAAGATGGGCTTTTACCTGTTGAACAATTTGTTCAGTATTGCCACCACTCACATTTATGTTAACCGTATTACCACCACCGCCAGTTGAGCCACTAGCGCTTATCTGTGGTGCCATTGGTCGGCTCATTGACGGAACTGATGTGTCACCCATCGGACCTGGGACTACATGTAAGTGACGGTTCTGTGAGCC